GCCCAACCAGGTGCAATACGTTTGACTATAGATCTCACGTTATCCAATATCTCTTGATAGCCTACGTATTCTTTTGGTTTGTATGAACTACTCATCTGTTGTCCTCAATGAATCGTATAAAGTTTTACCTTCTTTAGAAACTTCTATTATTTGTTCTTCTGTTGAATCGTCAACGTATACTGTGTAATTTCCTACTTGAATAAACGCACACTCTTCACTTCGTTTATCAATATTAATTTTAGCCATTTCACTTTCTCCTAAGTAATTTACAGATAGTATATATATTTTCTTTACGTGTGCAAGTTTTTTGTTTATGATTATATAAATCAATTGGAGAAAACTATGAACGAACTGAATAATCTAATCAACGAAACCCTGTCCGAAGAATCTAAGGACCAAATAGGTACGCCTAAACCAGACCACGTAAATCAACTGTTTGAAGACATCCGCTCTATAAATATAATGACAGAAGCTATGATCTATGTGTTGAAACATCATCCTTATGTTTTTGAGCTTGCATACAAGGAGGCACTCAAAAATGACAATAGGTAAACCCATACGTTGTTACCCCTTCAAAAAGAAGGACGGTAAGTTTATATATTTGCCTTACGACAAAACCGAGTTTGATATTACGTTTGTCGGTGACGACGCCGAAATCAAAACTATCCAGGAGTATTGGCAAGCCATACAAAAACCTCAATACAACCCACGCGAAACCGTCAGTCAAAACCTTATGCGTATCAAGAACGATATAGGCTATTGGCCTGAACCACTTTACAGCGACAACGTAGTGCAGACCACTTTGTTAGAATATGAAGAAGACTCACCCTTTATAGATATGTTTAAGAAGCAAGCTGCTTTTGAGAAACGACAAAAGGAAGAAGATACTAAACGAGTCTACAGAACTAAGACTTGGGACGTAGATGACGACATACCATTTTGATGACTACGAAAATAACAATAAAGGATTTTAATTACAAAATTATGGTGCTTGATCCTAAAGAAATGATAGAACTTAAAAACATTACGCTTAGACGAGATGTTAAAAAACTTATGGGTTATGGATTTAATGCTAAATCAATGTCTGAATATATGGGAAACCAGATAAGCGACAGAGCTATACGAGAGTTTATAAAATATAAAAGAAGACATTTAAGCACACATAACTTTGAAGTTTTAAGCGAATGGACAACCAAAGTTTTGGAAGAAATAGAAAAATTAGAAGAACCAATAAGTTATGCAGACTATTATTTAGATGCAATAGAAGGAGAAAAAAATGAAAGCAATACCTGAACTAGAACAATATGAACCAACCCAAAAGGGCAACGCACTTGTTGTCTTTGATATACCTAACGAACTCTACCACTCTGACGTGGGTAAGAGTTCTAGCTTCTTTCGTAAGTTTGGTGAAAGCCAAATACACGCGCTTGAAGTAGAACAAGAAACGACCAAAGCAATGGAGTTCGGTACTGCCGCTCACTATATGTTAGTAGAGGGCGACGAAGCCTTTCATAATAATGTAGGCGTGATCTTTGGATCTCCGTATACGAAAGCCAATAAAGAAATGAAACAAGAGTTCATACAAAGAGGTTTAGTTGTTATCAACGAATCCGATATGAACGCGATCAATCAAATGGATGCCTATATGATTGAAGAGGGCAAGATGTATTTAGATGGCGATGGTAAGATACCCGAGGCATCTTTCTATTGGTTTGAAGACGACGTGCTTTGTAAGTGCAGACCAGACATCATTTGTAAACCGCAAGGTCCACATCAAGATTACGAGATAGTCGTAGTTGATTACAAAACCACCTACTCTTGCAGTCCTGAGTCGTTCAAAGAGTCTGTATTGAAATACGGATACGCAGAACAAGCCGCTTGGTATAGAAGGGGTATGGAAGCTGCGGGATACAAAGTCAAAGAGTTTGTCTTTGTCGCGCAAGAAAAGAAACAACCCTACGCCAGTAAAGTTTTCAAGATAACCAACGAACAAATGGACGTGGCTTGGCTGACTATGGAAAAACATCTACACGCTTATATGCGACATCTGAAGGGCGAAAGACCAACTGTATATAACAGTCCTAATATTGTAACTTTGGAGCTGGATGATGAAGTATGAAGAAATAGAAAGGCAAGTCTCTCTGAGGTTTGCAGAGATAGAAAAAATTACAAAAGAAAATTTAGGAGAATAGTTATGAATTTTATAAATAGTTGGAAAGAAGGTAATAAAAAGAATATTATCGATTTTACATTT